AATTTGCTAACACATATTTTCCATTACCTCAAATGGCAAATGGAGGAATAATTAATTCTTATGGTTACTAAAAATACAGCAATAGAGCGAATAGATTCCCACGAAAAACTTTGTAGAATAATGCAAAAACAAACTCACGACAAAATTTTAAAATTAGAACATCAAATTAATAGAGTAGAAAGTATTCTATTAGTATCAGTCGGCGCTTTAATTAGTGGTATGGCTTATGTTATCTTTGCTTTAGCATTACAATAAAAAATTCTATCTACACATGCAGCCCATAAAATAACCAGAGCCATTATTCATTATATGTAAGTTTAAACTGTTAGCATAACCAGATAATTTAAGTCTTAAAATATCACACAAAGCAAAACAATCTATTTCAGCAGTTATAACTATGCCTTCCATTATTTGTTTTGTTACAGGTATCAGTTGATACAAGCCATCATTTAAAATAATTAGATCCATTCTTTAAAATCCTCCGCCATAATTTCATTGGCTATATTCATTTTCTTTCTTAAAGCTTTTACAATTTTTTCATCAACAGTATCTTCTGCAAGAATATCTATGTAAGTCATTTTTCTTTTCTGACCTGCTCTGTTTATTCTAGCTTCACTTTGAGTTCTTTTTTCAAGGTCGTAACCATTAGAATAATAAATCATAGTATTGGCTTCTGTAAGTGTAATACCATAACCACCTGTTGCAGTAGTACCAATTAAAAATCTAACAGGACTATCTGGGTCCTGCATTTTTTTAATATTATCTTGTCTATCTTCTTGAGGTGTATCTCCATAGTAAGTAACATAAGAGTCTTTACCATATTCTTTTTCAACAGCTTCAATAATAGATTTAATATCGTGTCGCCAATGAGCCCAGATTACAGCTTTGTTTTCTACCTCTTTAAGTATATCCATCAATGCTACAATTCTTTCGTTCTTAATAAATTTAACAGTGCCATCATCTGCAGTAAAATGACCACAAGTAATTTGATGGAGTCGCATCAACTGTACTAACACAGTTGAAGTAGTCATCATTTTGTTATCCATAGAGGCCAAAGCAATTCGTTTCATTTGATCATAAACTTTTCTTTGCTCTGGAGTCAGTTGGACAATTCTTTTCATAAAAGTATAGTCAGGAAGATCTAAACAATCTTCTTTTAATACACGGTATGAAAATTTTTCTAGTTTTTCGGACAGCTCACCAAGGTTTTTATAACCTACTACAATTTGTACAGACCTACCACCAAAGTTGGCAGATTTCATAATTGCATATCTAGTTCTAAATGCATAGTAAGAACTAAAATCTAATAGTTCATCACCTAAAAATTCACATTGTTTGTAAAGATCTAGTGGTGACTTTGTTACAGGGGACCCTGTAAGAATACGTCTAAACCTTGCCTCTCTTCCTAAAGCAACAATAGCTTTAGTTCGTTTAGCTTCTGGATTTTTAATAGTTGTAGACTCATCAATAGCCATTAAAGTTCTGTGACAACTTAAAAATTTAGCTGCAAATTTAAGGCCCTTGTCTGTACTAAAAGCTTCTACATTCATAATAAGAATGTGTAAGTTTTCACCTGTTTCAAAAAGAGTATCTAGTTTTGTTTGTTGAGTCTTAGTAATGTTTGCTTGCCAAAGAACTGTATTATGTTCAATATGAGTTGGTAAGTGAGTTGGTAATTCATTAGCATGCCAAGTACCAATTACACCTTTGGGTGCTACAATTAAGGCACCATTTATTTTACCTTTGTCATACAACATAGCAATGTTGTCTATTAATACTTTTGATTTACCTGTACCCATTTCCATAAAATAAGCATAGCATTCTTTGTCCCAAGATTTTTCTAACGCAGTTAATTGATGCGCGTATGGCTTGGTTTTAAATTTATAGTTCATAATTATATTTCTTCTTTCTGTTGACTTTTGTATTCTAATGATATAGGAAAGTCAAATAGAAAGTTATGGAAAATAAAGTTTACGTCATTCAAGAATTACCAGGAACAAGTAAAGGTGAACCTAAATTTAATATTATGGGTGCGTCAAAATATGGCAAGATTGTCACATTGTTGCCTGAATTTTCCCAAATTATTCTGTCACCAGGTCCTTTAGTGTTTAAACTAAGAAAACTTTTAAAAGATTATACTCCCGATGATTATTTATTATTAACAGGAGATCCTGCCATAATTGGAGTGGCGTGCTCAATTGTCGCAGACCTTACAAATGGTAGATACAACATACTAAAATGGGATAGACAAGAGAAAACTTACTACCCTATTGAAATAGATTTGTATGAAAGAGGAGAAATAATGTTTGACAATTAAAAAATAAGGATTATATAAGATTTTATGAAAGCAATAAAGGAGAATAAAAATATGACAATTAACTTTGAACAAGACAAACAAGAAGACATAAACAAGACAGGTGATGTTCATTTATTATCTGCTCAAGTTTCTAAATTAAAAGATTTAGAAGATGAGTTAACATCAAGAGAAGATCAACTTAAGAAATTAAAAAAAAATATAGAATTAATTTCTGGTGAAGTCATTCCTACTATGATGCAAGAAATGAATATATCAACATTAAAATTAGCAGATGGTTCCGCAGTTGAAGTGAAACCTATCTATGGTGCTTCTATTACAGTAGATAAAAAAGAAGAAGCATTTAACTGGCTTCGTAACAACGGCTTGGGTGACCTTATTAAAAATGAGGTTACTGTTTCCTTTGGTCGTAACGAGGATAACAAGGCGGCAGACTATGCTGTCCTTGCGCAAGGTAAAGGATATCAACCGACCCAAAAGTTGAAGGTTGAACCTATGACCCTAAAAGCATTGGTTCGTGAGCGTATCGAAAAGGGTCTTGATATGCCCACGGATCTATTTAACGTGTTCGCAGGAAGCCGAACCAAAATAACGAGGAAATAAACATGAGTAATGAAAAACGAAACACGGACAACGGCGCAACTAATAAATCTGATGTAGCTGAAAAAGCTACAGCAGGTGCATTGTCTACTAGCCTCTTTGAGGCTGACGCAGATAAAGGATTGGGTAATATAGGTCATGATGATCTAGCCCTACCTTTTCTTAAAATCCTAGGACAATTATCTCCAGAGGTAAATAAGAGAGACGGTAAGTATGTTGAAGGTGCAGAACCTGGCATGATTTACAACTCTGTTACAGGAGAATTGTTTAACGGAGTAACCGGAGTGGATGTCGTTCCATGTCACTATAAGTTGGAATACATAGAGTGGCAAGATAGAGGAGAAGGCGCTGGAGCACCAGTGAATATACACTCTTCTTCTAGCGATATCATGTCTCAAACTACAAGAGATGCAGGGTTCAAAGATAGATTACCTAACGGTAATTACATCGAGAGAACTGCAAGCCATTTTGTAATAGTAAATGGTGGAAGCCCATCGACTGCTTTAATTGCCATGAAATCAACGCAATTAAAGATTAGTAGAAAGTGGAACAGTATGATGGCTAGTATAAATCTTAAAGGAGCAAATGGAAAACTATACACTCCAGCTTCTTTTAGTCATGTATACAAGTTAAAAACTGTTCAACAATCGAACGATAAAGGTACGTGGTTTGGTTGGGAAATAAGTAAGGTTGGACCTATTGCTGATGCAGCAGTATACAACCAAGCTAAATCTTTTTCTGAAAGTGTCTCTAAAGGAGACATTCAAGTCAAGCATGGGGATACCGCAGCTTCGACTACAGAAAAAACTAGCGCACACTTTTAATTTTCTGATGGGGGCAAGCAATTGCCCCCATTTACACAAACATGGGTTACAATGGAAAAAGATTTTATAAAGATATTTAACGGACTAGAAAGAAATTATGGCTACATCAAAGACATAGGTAGTAGCAAGCATAACAACGAAGGTAAACTTAAAACAGTTTATACCTGGGCCAAAAAAGAAATTACAGATCAAGACTACATAGACCATTTAAATGGTAAAACATCTATAGGTATTCAACCTTGTGATGATGAAGGTATGGTTAGCTTTGGAGCAATTGACATTGATGACAAAGAACACAGCTATACAAATTTTCCCTATCAAAAATATTTAGAAGCTATCGGCAAACATAAATTACCTGTAGTTCCAGTTAAATCTAAGAGTGGTGGATTACATATCTATATGTTTTTTGCAGAAAAAGTTAAGGCTACTTTTGCAAGAGAGTGCTTAGAAAATTTATTATACAGCTTAGATCTTAAACCAGGGATAGAAATATATCCTAAACAAACAGAACTTGGTTTAGACTCAGAAGGTAAACTTATAGATGGACAGTTTATAAACATTCCATACTTTAATAAAAAAGAAAGAGTTGCATTAAATTTAGATGGCACGGAGTTTTCATACGAAGAATTTATAAAAGTTGTAAATGCAAATAGATTTACAAAACAACAATTAGAAGAGTTTTCACTAGCCCATGTGAAAAATCTGCTACAGGGAGGTGCTGAAGATTTAGTCGACGGCCCTCCTTGTTTGCAGTTATTGACACAAAGTAAACTAAAAGATGGTAGAGACAGAGTCTTATATAACTATATGGTATTTGCTAAAAAGAAATATTCAGATAGTTGGGAGAAAAAATTATTGGAGTTTGCTAGAAATAATTTTATTTATGACAATGAATGGGGAGATAAAAAAGTAGAAGAAAAAATTAGAGCATGGAAAAAAGGTAGTAACAAAGGACATACTTGTAATGAAGATCCTATACATAGTGTCTGTATGAAAGCAGAATGTAGAAAAAGAGCCTTCGGTTATATGTCTGATAAAAAAACACACTACCCTGTTTTATCTGGATTAGTTAAGATTGCATATCCAGAACCAGAATATACTTTTAATGTAGTGTTACCTGATGGAGAAACTACAAGACAAGTCAGAGCAAAAAATATTAAACAAATTATAAATCAAGATGAGATAAGAGGTATCATTGGTAATGCTGCAGGTTTTATTCCGCCTAAAATAAAAGGTGATCAGTTTCAAGAAGTTATGGATACATTATTTCCACCAAAAGAAACAACGACACCACCTAAAGGAACAACACCAGAAGAATTGTTAGAAGAGTATTTAAGAGAATACGTCAATGGTCCACAAGCTACAAACTATGCATCGTTTAGAACAGGTGCAACTCTTGTAGAAGAAGACATGATGTATTTTAAATACAAAAGTTTCTTTGATAGTTTACGAAATAAAGAATGGAAAGAAAATAAATCTAAGACAGGTGAGATGATGATTAAATTATTTAATGCTAAGTTTGCAGTTAACAAAAGATTTCCTAAAAAAGATGGAGAAGAAACTAATCATCCTCCTGTAGAAGTGGTAGAGATTGCTTTAGGTAATTATAAAGAAGGCGAGATTGTAACAGAAAAAATACCATTTAAAAACAAGAAAGATATATTTTAATGATTAAAAAAATACTAGGTCCACCAGGTACAGGTAAAACTAGAACACTATTAAAATTTGTAGACTCATACATTAAACAAGGAGTACCATTAAATCAAATAGGTTACTTTGCTTTTACTAAAAAAGCTGCACGTGAGGCACAAGAAAGAATGTTAAAAGATAATCTTCATTTAGAAAAAAAAGATTTAAAATATTTTCAAACCCTACATTCATTTGCTTTCCATACTTTAGGATTAAGTGAAGATGGTGTAATGCAACCAGAACACTATGAACAAATTGGTACTGACCTTAGTATAAGAGTAAATTATTTTAGTGAAAGTGATGAAGTTTGTTATCTAGATTGTGACAACGAATATTTTAAATTAATAAACAAGGCTAGAGTAAAAGATATTAGTATTGAAGAAGAGTTTAATACTAATGAATGGAGTCGTGAGATAGATTTTCCTATCTTGCAACACATCTACAAGTATTTTATGGACTTTAAAACAGGTAGTAACCTCGTAGATTATACCGATATGATTACTAAATTAGTGGCTAAAAACAAGGAAAAATTGATTATTCCGAAGTTTAAAGCTATTTTTATTGATGAAGCTCAGGATCTAGCTCCAGTTCAATGGCAGATGTATGATGCTTTAAAAGAATGTACTGAAGATATGTACCTAGCAGGTGACGATGACCAAGCTATTTTTGCTTGGGCTGGTGCAGATGTAAATAGATTTATTACAGAACCTGCAGAAGAAACTATTTTAGATCAATCAGAAAGAATACCAAAGGTAGTTCAAGAAATGTCTAGTGTTATTATAAATAGAATACAAGGACTTAGAAAAGAAAAAATATATCATCCAAAAATAAATAAAGAAACTAAAAAAATTGTAGAGGGTTATACAGAATCTATTTACTCCTTAGATAATTTAAACTTGCAACAAGGAGAGTGGTTAATTTTAGCCAGGACAACTTATAGAGTTGGAGAAATATGTAAAAAATTAAAAGAATCTAATTTGTATTATAATCATTACAGGTTTGGTAAAAGTTTTGATACTAAGTTGTTTAGAACTATTCTAAACTGGACAAGACTTACAAAAGGAGAAAGTATTAACAGAGCAGATTGTAAAGATATATTTGATTATTTAAATGTAGAGTTTAATGAAAACCTAGGTCAAGATATTAAAATGGAAGACCTTGGATTTAAAAAAGGATTACCTTGGTATGAAATATTTACCAATGCTGACCAAGCAGAATGTTTTTATATTAGAAACATGCTGACTATGGATGAAAAATTATCTAAGGACCCAAGGATTAATGTGTCAACTATTCATGCAGCTAAAGGTGGAGAATGTGACAATGTTATATTGGTATTGGATAATGCTAAAAAGATCAGAGATTCTATAGCAAGTAGTATAGAAAAGCAAGACGAAGAACACAGGGTTTGGTATGTTGGTGTAACTAGATCAGCACAAAACTTGTATATATTAAAATCAAAAAAAGAAAGGAACGGTTACAATTTATGACACACAAAGATATCTTTAAAGATTCATTTCCACAAGACAAACAAGTAGGAGGATCTCATTATCAACACTATCACATTCAACCTTATGAATTTATTTCAAAGAATGAACTTACATTTTTTCAAGGTAACATAATAAAATATGTAATGCGTTATCCATACAAAGGTGGTATACAAGATCTAGAAAAAATAAAACACTATTGTGATTTAGAAATTAAAAAAATGAAAGACACTAAAAAAAAATGAATGAGTTTTTAAAAGTAAGATTAAAACTAGAAGCTGCCATTAAAAAAATGGATAAACTTTACAGAGAAAACCAAGTAATGAAAAAGCGTCTGCTTAAACATGAAAAGCTAGGAATGATTTATTACAATAACAAAAAGGAACTAAATGATTATACCAAAGTTTGAGACTCAAAAAGAATGGGTCGAGCCAAAAGAATTTCCTGATCTAAGACAGGTTGATGAGATAGCTGTCGACTTAGAAACAAGAGATCCTAATTTAAAAACAAAAGGATCTGGTGCTGTTATCGGT